TCGTATAACCTAGCCTGTAAACGCTGGTTTTATGGCTGTTTTTAACTGCTTGATGCAAAAATAATGCAAAAAAATTATACATACATTTGTTTCATCACTTCATTAACAGCATTACTTTCTTTTTGTTCCATCTCGTCTAAAATGTGTTGATAGGTTTGTAAAGTGGTTACAATATCCTTATGTCCAAGGCGACGAGATACATATTTTATATTTATTCCTTTATACAACATTATTGAAGCATGGGTATGCCTTAAACCATGACAAGTCAATTCTTTTGTACCGATCTTTCTACAGAATTTACGAAGGACTTTATTTACAGCTGTATTCGATACAAGTTCCATATTGTCATTCAAAAATACTAAATTATTTTCGTTGCGTAGACCAGATTTTAAATAATATTCTTTTTGATGTAACTGTAATTTCTTTAATAAATCGAGCGTATCATCATCAATAGTGATTATTCTTTTTGATTGATAATTTTTCGTATTAGAGAATGTATTTGTATATTTATAGTCCCATGTTTTATTTACTTTTACAGTTTTGTTCTTGAAGTCGATACAGTCCCAAGTCATGCCTATAATTTCTGAAAAACGGCAACCAGTCGCAATACCAAACAGAATAATAAATCGAGAAGTATAAGTGGGTTTTATACCTTCTAATATTTCGTGAACTAGATGGATAGACTCTTGATAATTCAAATATTTCAATTCTTCGTGCTTAGGATTCTTTTTGCCTATAGCTTGTACTCGATAGGTAGGGTCTCTATGAATAATGCCTTCTTCCAAAGCATCTTTAAGAGCAGCTCGCATATACGTATGATGTTTTTTTACTGAAGCTGTAGCGTGTGTTTCCCCATAGTCATTCAGGGCCTTTTGATATTCTTGTCGAGTCAATTCTTTTAATTTTGTGTCAGGGAAATATTTCTCACTAAAATCAACAGCCCGACGAATATCACCGTCATTGTCTTGTGATAACTTGCCTTTCCTGTATACTTCAAACCAATTTCGAAAATACTCATGAAATAATTTTTCGCCTTCTTTTAGTGAGTATCCTTTAGAATACCTAGCTTCAATTTCTGAGGCTGCCAATTGCGCTTCTTTTTTTGTTGAAAACCCATTGACGCTTTTTGTTTTATATCGGCCATCTTTATCTTTATAAGAGACTCGAAATTGCCATCCGCTTTTCAATTTTTTTATACTTGCCATTGTATCACCTCCAATACTTTATCGAAGTATTATGCATTTTTTATACTTTATATATTATGATATCAAAGTGTATTCATTGGTAAAGGAGAAAATTATTTTTCAAAATAGTTTAAAGCTAAATTGAAAATCTCTTGGTAGATTAGTTTAGTATCTTGTCGAATGACTCTGCCTTTATTTGCATGTGAAGCAAGATTTCTGAAATCAGCTGCTAGCATTATACGTCTTTTATCCCTTCTGTTAATAACTTCAGTTTTACGTAAGCGGCCAGTTAATTCTCCAAGTTCAGTAGTTTCATTTTCAGAAACAGGTGAATTTTCAAGTTCTAAAATACGTTTTATTAAAGTTTCCATAGCTGTTCCTGCTGTAGCAGTTGCTGCAAGATAAAGAGAATGATCATATGCTGCTAAACTCTCATTTATCGCATATTCAAAATCAGAATCGTTAACCATTTTAATTATTGGCTCGAAATCTAAATCTGAGTATGCATATTTAAAAGCATCCTTGGCATAATAAGAGGAAGGTAAATTTATATGACCTATAAATTTTCTAGCATCAGTCAGAAGTTTCTCTCTAGCCATGTAACCTAACCATTCTTTTTGAGTATCGATATATTCCTCTACAGAAGTATCTCCCCATGCACCAATCAAGTAATTGTCGACAAAATTTGAAACTAGATATATATTTTTTATCCCAAACTCTTTGTTTAAAACAAAAGAGATGAAATCATGAGATTCGGAAAAGTGTTTAAAATCAGAATAATATGAGTTGGGTAATTCCCAAACATCATGTATAATACCAGTTCCTAAATTCAAGATAACAAAAAAGTTACTTGTAAGTATTCTTTGATCAGTCTTTACCAAATAAATATCAAGTCCTTTTAAATTTGCAAGCGGAAAAGCTTCGGGATTTTCTTTATAAGCTTCAGGATAGAGCAATAGCAGTCGTTCAACATACTCTTGTGAAAATGCCGGAATTATTTTTTTAATAAATTCCTTCTGTTCCATTTCGTTTAACAAATGATCACCTCATGATAAATTACGTTATATGTTTTAATGTATAACTAAAGCCCCTAGCATGAATCGAACATGCTAGAACTCACCAGAGAAGGGGATACTTATTGCTTCCACATGCCGTCCCCGAATGTAACAACATATGGTCCAGAACCTTTTGAAGAAAAGTAAAAAGTTATATTAGCTTTCATTCCGGCAGCTATATCATTAGGTATGTTATTTTGATAAGTGCTAGCATCAAAATCAGCTAATTCTGAATTGTTATCATACATAGCAAAATTTTGAACATTAAAACTGATAGGTGAACTAGTGGTATTCTCTACAACTGCTTTTACTTCCACTGGATGTTCACCATCTTTTGGTTCATGCAATTGGTGGTTAGGAGCATCTTCAGCAGAAATTACTGTGATTTTCTCACCACTACCAAACGTTCCAGATTCATTAAATTTCAAAGTATTGGATGAACCAGTACTATTTTCATCTGATTTGCTAGAATCGGAAGTTCCAAAAGCATCTAGTATTTCATCAAGCTGACTAGCTTTTGTGCTTAATTTTTTATTTTCCTCTTTTAAACTTGATACAGTTGTTTTTAATTTATTTACTTCTCCCGTGTTATTATTAGTTGATGAACACCCAGCTAAAATGGCAAAAGATATTAGTGATACCCCAAACAATTTACCTATTTTCATTTTTAAAATTCCTCATTTCTGTTATAATATTTTTATCAGCTAAATCTCGAAATGAGGTTGAAGTCCGTGTCCCCACACGGGCTTTTTTTATGCAAAATTAATTCTTCGTAGTTTATTAAACAAAAGAGTTCTTATACACTCTTCATAACGTGCATCAATATCAGCATCTTCTATAAAACGCATATAGTTAACTTGTTCAACAGTTAAACCAGTTTTAGACATATAATCATCTAAGAGATTGTCAATCATGAATACATCAGCTTCATGCTCCATTTTAGAATGTAAAGAAAAAGCTAAATTATATAATTGGTAGTTATGTTGATGTTCGCTAGCGTGGCCTAATTCATGAAGAAGGGTTTTTCTTTTATTCCATTCGTCCAAAGAATCTTTTAAAACGATGGTATTTATCGACGCAATATAATGTCCATCTGCATCTAAATCCTCTTTTTCTAAGATGATTACACCTAACTCTTTAACAATCATTTCAATTTGTTTCCTCAACAACAACACCTACTTATTTTTCTTCTCCAAATACGCTTCAATAATGCCTGACAAAATTTCTCTATCATTTTCAGTCAGCGGTTTTCCATCACTGCTCATAACAGAAGATAAAGCTTCCTCAACTGTTAGCTGTTTCTTTTCAACAGGATTTGGATTATCTGTTCTACCAAGTAAGTAGTCTACAGACACATTAAAATATTCTGCTACTTTTTCTAAATCCTTTGCTTTAGGAGAACTTGTTTTCCATTTATAAAATAAGTTCTCGCTAAATCCCAGTTCAAGAGCTAGTTGCTTAACATTTTTGTTTTTACTTTTTGCTAAAGATTTTATCCTTTCAAACAGTGACATAGAAGTATTCTCCATTCTAAAACAAATAAAAAGTATCTGTACTTATATTTTGACGTTGACAAATGTATAAGTTTGTATTATTATTTGTTTGTAAGTTAATTAGATAGAAAAAAGCGAACTAAAACACACCTTAATGCATGAAGTTTGGCGACCGAGTGCAAAATAAAGGCTTTGTTATAGGCTTATTTATCTATGGTTTAATAGTATATGTTCGGGTACTTTTTGTCAACACATTTTTCCAATTCTATCTAATTAACTTACCAACTACTAAAGAAAGGGGTAAATAACATGCCAGATACAACGACAGGCAGAACTAAAATTCGTGAATACTTTGATAAAAAGGGGATTTCTTTAGTCACTGTAGCAACATACTTCAATATTCCAAAACAAGACTTGAATGATTATCTTTCTGGGAAAAATCAAAGTAAAAAGGCTCATGAAACGCTAACCGCAATTATTGAATACTACAAAATTAGATAGGGGGTCATTAAGATGACGCAACTGATAGAATCAAAAATTTCAATTGAGATACCGTCTAATTTGATTCTGATTGAAAAGGCAAAGATTTTAGAATTAGAAAATCAAACCTTAATTGGTCAGACGTGGAATGCAAAAGATGTTACTAACCGCCTAGGTGGGAAAGATATACGTGACTGGAAACTCGTTTTCTATAAATATCGCGAAGAGGTAGATATAAGAAACGGCGGATTCGTAAAGTTCCCAACTAGTAAAGGGATGCCTTGGAAGTTTCATGCTAAGATGACCGCTCATTTTATAGATATTCATTGGAAAGAATTCATGGAGACGAAAGATCGTTTTTAAAGAAAGGATGATCACATTGAGAAAAATCTATCATTTAAGACGTATAGCGGCATTGCTAATCGTTTTTGGCTTGGGGCTTTTAGTAGGTGGCAATATTGGTCCATTAATCCAAAACATATATATAGCAGCTTTTATCATTTGGTTGCTCTACTACGATTTAGCGTTGGAAGATCGAGAAGTAAAAAAACAAAAATAAAGACCCACTTCGACGGCCATCAAAGTAGGTCAGTTACAAATATCAAATTCAAGGAGAGTGTACCACATGAATAGAAAAATTGAAAGAATGATTATTGAACTTGAAAAAGAATGTAAGGCACAGAATGTTGAACTTCTTCTATGTGCTACAAATTTTGAAACAGGCCAAGGAAGTACTGCGTTTTGTGGTTCAGTTATCGGGTTAGCTATACTCTTGCAAAAACTTGTAGGTGATCTAAAAGAGCAATTAAGTATAAGCGAATCTTGTGATTGTCCAGAATGCGTAGCAGAAAAAGCCGAAGATGCTGCAAATGAAAAATCTATGGATGAACTACTAACTGCATTTTTACGAGGTGAACTGCAATGATTGAAGTAAGAGGTTTAAGTGATGATGTTTACGAATTAATGTTAGCGAATGCTCAAAATAGAATTGTTCAATCAATTCGAACTGCAGCAACAAATGGTAATACAAGTTGTGTGGTGAATAGTAAAGGTCTTACATCAACGTTTTTATCTCAATTAGAAACAGAAGGATTTGATCACGTTGAACTTGAAGAAAACAAAACGAAAATATTCTGGGAGTGGTGAAAATGCCTGAATTTGATTCATTAGGAGCTAGACAAGAGCCGCCAGAAGAAAAAGAAGCATTAGAGCCAACATGGGAATATGACGAAGAAGAGGAGAATGGCAATGAGTAACGATTTAACACAAATAACACAACGATCTTTAGATGAACAAGTCATCGGAAATTTGAATAGATTGCAAGAGCAGGGATTAGAAATGCCACTAGGTTATAGTCCACAGAATGCATTGAAAAGTGCTTTCTTTGAACTAACCAACAATTCAGGAGGGAACCTTCTTCAGTTGGCAGCTAACAATCCAGAAACTAAAACATCTATTTCTAACGCCTTGCTTGATATGGTCATCCAAGGATTATCGCCAGCAAAAAAACAATGTTATTTCATTAAATATGGAAATAAAGTTCAGCTTATGCGCTCATATTTCGGAACCATGGCTGTATTAGATCGAGTAACAGGAGGGGCAGAAATCACGCCTGTTGTAGTAAGGGAAGGCGATGTATTTGAAATTGCTATGGACGGTCCCGACTTAGTTGTTGCTAAACATGAAACATCCTTCGAAAACCTAGACAACGACATTAAGGCTGCTTATGTGGTCATTAAGCTAGCAAATGGTAAAGAAGTAACAACGGTCATGACAAAGAAACAAATTGATAAATCATGGAGCAAAGCAAAAACAAAAAATGTTCAGAATGATTTTCCAGAAGAAATGGCAAAAAGAACTGTCATCAATCGAGCTGCTAAATATTTAATCAATACTAGTAACGATAATGATTTATTTGTGCAAGCTGCTAAAGACACGCTCGAAAATGAATTCGAACGAAAAGATGTGACACCAGAGCGAGAAGAACAAACAGCGGTACTCGAAGAAAAAATATTTACCAACAATAAAAAAGTTATTGAGCAAGAAAACGATATTGAACAAGCCAAACCAGTTGAAAAAGATGATTTAACGAAAGTGGCGGACCAAATTTTAGAAGAACCAGTTCAGGAAACTTTAGATGTGATGGCTGGTTATGAAACCAATCAGAAAGAGAGTGAAGCTGATGTCTCAACGATTGAAGAAGACGATTATCCTTTCTGATGAAAATTATTATTCACAAGAAGCGGACCTAGCTTATATGTCTGTCTCTCAATATAAAAAATTTCTTGAATGTGAAACTGCAGCTCTTGCCAAGTTAAAAGGTGAATGGACACCAGAGAGTGATCCAAAAGCCTTGCTAGTTGGTAATTATGTTCATTCTTACTTTGAATCACCAAAAATTCATGAAGCATTTAAAGAAGAAAATAAAAGCAAGATGTTTTCTTCAAGAAAACCGTTTGGTCTACTGAAAGATTTCCAAATTGCGGAGCAGATGATTGAAAGATTAAAACAAGAAGAAGCCTTTTTAAATATTTATCAAGGCGAAAAAGAAGTGATCGTCACAGGTGAAATTGGCGGTGCAATGTGGAAAGGGAAAATCGATTGTTTAAATTTAGAAGAAAAGTATTTTGTAGACATCAAAACAACCAAAGATATGCATGAGAAGAAATGGGATGAACGTTTAAACAGAAAAGCAAACTTCATTGAACGCTTCGGTTACGTGTTACAAATGGCTGTTTATTGCGAACTGCTTCGGCAACAATATGACAAAAATTTTCTTCCTCTCATTGCAGCCGTTTCGAAACAAACACCTAGTGAAGCAAAACTAATCACTCTTAGCGAAGAAAAAATGATTTACGAATTAGAAGAATTAAAAGAAAACATCGAGCATGTTGTGCGAGTGAAAAACGGCGAAGAAGAACCAGTTAGTTGTGGGATTTGTGAATATTGTAGAGGACACAACAAAATTACAAATTTTACCAGTATGGACGATTTATAGGAGGTGCATAACGAATGAATACTGGATATATAAAATTGTATCGGAAAGTGACCAATTCATTCGTTTGGACCAACGCCAATATGTTTAAACTTTGGTCTTTATGTTTAATGAAGGCGAGCCATAAAGAAAGTAGATTTATTTTTAATGGTCAAGAGATAGCCGTGTCCAGCGGTCAATTCGTCACAGGGCGCGCCGTTATTGAGAAAGAGTTCAATGAAGGTGTTCCACGTGACCAACAGATTGTCGGGCGTACGTTATGGAGATGGTTAAAAAAATTTGAAAACGAGCAAATGTTGTCCATCTCATCAACACCGAAATACAGCGTTATAACAATAAATAATTGGGATGACTATCAAGTCAATGACCAACAAGTGTCCAACAACCGTCCAACAAGTGTCCAACAGTTGTCCACATACAAGAATGAAAAGAATGATAAGAATGAAAAGAATATTAATAACAACAATAAAGGGTCGTCCATTCGTTCAATTTGGGAAAACAACGGATTTGGATTGATGTCGTCTAAAACTATGACCGATTTTGATTATTGGATTTCTGATTTTGAAAAAATCGGAGCTAGTCAAAAAGATGCTGAACAATTAATTGTTAAAGCTATTGAAATTGCTATTGATGCAAACGCAAGAAACTATAACTATATCAATGCCATATTGAAAGATTGGGAACAAAGAGGGTTCAAATCTGTTGAGGAACGAGAAGCGGCAAGGAAGCAAAAGAAAACAACCAAAAAACAGAAATCAAACACAGGTCATTCTGATTACGATGATCTTGGATTTTAGGAAGTGAAAGAATGCAGTCAGCATCAGATGGATTTTCAAAAATGATTAAAACGTTGCTTTATATCACACCCAATCCATGTCCAGAGTGCGGAGGAAATCTTTATGCTTGGCGTGCAAAAAACAAGGATGGGTCCGATAGATGTCCGCCAACTTGCATGGAATGTGGCTATAAAGCACGCAAAAAAGCAGAAGACCTTGAAACAGAAAAAATGTTTAACGATAGTTTGAAAGCTAGAGCGATTAATTACCTGAAATATAGCTCGCTTTATACCGACAAAAATTTAATTAATTGTCGTTTTAAAACTTACAAAACAGTAGACACAGAAACCAAGCTTGCTTTTGAAATTGCCAATCGAGCCACAACTGAAATTCTTTTGAATAAACCAATTCATATGATTCTTTCAGGTAAAAGCGGTGTTGGTAAAAGTCATTTAGCTATGTCAACGGCTTGGGAAGTGTTGGAGAAATCAAACTATGATAAACGCTGTCTGTTCATTAGCTATGCGGAACTCTTAGAACAACTAAAATTTGCGATGAAAGATGAACAAGCCAGAAAGACAATAACAGGAACCTTAATGGCAGAGATAAAAAGCGCTGATTTAGTTGTTTTGGACGACTTAGGGGCCGAATTAGGCGTTAAAGGTAATGACAGTACCAACTTTAATAACGACACCTTAAATCGCATTGTAGAAGCTCGGCAGAATAAAGCAACAGTATTTACAACCAATTTAACTGGTAAAGAAATGAGTCAAGCTTATGGGGAGAGAATTCTTTCTCGTATCATGAGTAATTCACAAGGTTTTGTGATGAAAATTGAAGGGACATCAGACAAACGAGTAGCAGGCATCTGAAATGTTATTTTTAGCGAATATATTCAGCGTAGAACAGTTTTACAATCAAGCGAATAGAAATAGATGTAAAGAAAGAAAAAAGGCTTAAAACGCATTTTAAAGCCTTAAAAACAAATCGATAGAAAGGGGAATCATTCAATGCCGTATGTAGTGAAAATTTCAGCTTATCTTGGCAAAGATGGTTGGCCAGTAGCTAATTTGAAAGATGCTGTGCTATTTGAACAAAAAGAGACAGCAGCTATTTCAACAATCGTATCTGGCGGAACTGTTTCAGAAGTAAAGGAAGCCATCATAATGCCAGAAAAATCGAAGAAACATATAGGAAAAGCTATCAAACGGGGTGCTAAGAAGGAACCAACCGAAAAAGCAACCAAAAGTAATCAAGCCTGGATGAAAGGGGCTAAATAAGAATGAAGTGTGTTAGGTGTCAAGATCAGCGTGTGATTTGGGGAAAAGACAGATTTAATTATGCAACGCCCGTTCCATGTCCTGAATGCAACAAAGATGGAAAAGCAGTTCGATCGGAAACTGCTACAAAGGAAAGGGAGTTAAAACAATGCAATCACCAACAGCCCTGAATAAGCGAGGAAATAAAGTCACGATTGATGGTTACACATTTGATAGCCAGAAGGAAGCTAACTTTTATACAAAGTTTGTCAAAAATTGTGGGTTGCCTTTTGAAGTTCATCCGCGTTTTAAACTAACCGAACTTACACCAACTGCGGATGGTATAGGCAAAATTTCGGCGATAGCTTATTCACCTGATTTCATCATAAAAAACTTAGATGGAAGTTGGAGACATGTTATTGACATTAAAAACTCTTTTGGCGTGTATGGCATTGACCAATCCGTTAAGCTTCGTTTTCGTCTATTTGCCCTTAGATATGGTCATCCAGTTGAAGCGATTGTTGTTCGTGCTAGAGATTTTAAAGTGATCACACAAGGTGTAACTAAGCCTTTAAACGAAAAAAGACCATTCATAACCGATAATTTCGATTACGAATGGAAAGATGCAACTAATTATTAAAAGAAAGTAGGAAAATAAAATGACAAAACAAGTAAATTTCAGACCAGAAGTAAAAAAAGTGACATCTAAATCAAACGGAAATATCGAAGTGCTATTAGTGGTTAGTAACGCTTCGTTAAAAGGAAAATATGAAAGTTTAAACGAATTTTTAGGCAAAACAGTATCAACGACTATTGAGCCAGAAACTGTTGAGTATAAGGTGCCAGTTAACAAGCAGACGAATAAACCAAATGTCGAATATGTTGTAAATAACGACGGGACAGTTGAAGTCCTAAAAGAAGAACAAACTTCTTTAGAAATGGGCGATGATGTCCAAGAAGTCGAAGAAGTTGCTGTGCAAGTATCGAAAGAAACCATTGACGAATTCATCAAGAAAGCAACGACTATCGAATGGCCAGAATCAGTAATAATCAACGTTCGTGGTGTGTTGCATCGAATCGATGAAGGGGAAGCGCTAGAAGAAATTGCGGCTGATCATGATGTTTCAGTTGAAAATCTAATCAACCAAGTTGAACTTGCACGCCAACATTTTGCACCGTTTGCAGATTCTTGGAGCAAAAACAAAGAGAACATCATTTTCCCTGAAAAGACAGTTGAAGATGATGAAGAAGAAATCGAAGAATAATCTCGTAGAAAGTGAGTGTTCATTTTGCTTGAGATTTATTACACGCCAACATCCGCAATAATTGCGGATGCATTGGCTAAAACATATGAAGTCGTTTCTTTAGACAAAGCTAGAAATATTGCGAAGAAATTTAAGGCTAGTTTAAAGCAGAAAACTGACCTTTATGTGATTGAGGGAATTTTGATTGATGATGGTTATAAAAAAGAGCCAATAAAGTTTAAGCTTTAGAAGAAACCTCGCCCGATAATGCTAGGTGAGTTATACATGACTTTGGAAATCTATAATAAAGGCGTAGATCAATTCTTAACACCATACTATGTAGCTCATCTAATGGCAGAAATGAATTTTAGCGAAAAGGGCAAACAATTGAAAAAGGGATATCCATTACAAATGAATTGGACTTTAGTTCCTGGTTCAAAAGGTGCAGTGAAAATTAAACCTAGTTCATATAATAACAGCACATACAACGATGTAGATAATTTATATCCAAGTGTCGACAGCTACTGTCAAACAAAAAAATGGCTGAGATTGTTAAACAGTTACAACAACCAATTCGACGAACTCAACCAGAAACGCCACAACAAAACAATTGGGAAGAACCATAGGTGCTACACTAGCTCAATAGCCAACTCGGGGATTTCAACCTGGAGCATTTTCGGAGGATCATAGTTGATATTAGGGGAAGGACATCATACACAAGACTTTAGTGACCATACTGATTGGATTATTGAAGAGCTAACAAAAGATAGTACTAGAACGTACTTTTTAGAAATAAATTGGTTTGATGAACCAACAATAATTGATATTGAAATGGCAAAAAAATAAAAGGGGCTATCCACCAAGTCCCTTTGTCACAAAATAACTAATGAAAGCTGAAAGTATATTAGTAACAACAAATAAAACTATAACAAAATAAGGTTTTTCTTTGAATCTATACCAATGCGCAAAGAATGTCCTTCCATACAATTCTTTTTTAGAAGTATTAGTTTTAAGAGTTCTGTCTATAGCCATGTTTATCATTTGTGTAAACATACGTACCTTACTTGAAGTAGACACACTTAATTCATAATATTGTTCTTTTTCAAAAGCTGTTGCCTCATCGGCACCAGTTAAATAGTATTTTGGTTTCAAATCGTTTTTCTTCATAAGATTGTCCATCTTTTTATCTTCGATATAATTTGGACCATAAATTTCTTTGAAGAGAGAGGCAATATTAATTTTTTGGTTATCAGGAAGAACAAAAGGGTTTCCTCCTAGTACCTGATAACGGTGTTCCAGCGCTTTAAATCCAAAAATAGAATCTCTCATGTCCCAATGTAACCATTTTCTATTTTGATTGTTTTTTAAGTAATCAAAATATTTATCTAACATTTTTTTTTCTATTTCGTTGTAATTTTTTGATATTTCATCAAATGATTTTCCCATTTCTTCAGCAGATTTGTAAATTGCGAATAATTCTGTTTGACCAAATTCGAGATTTTGAACTGCTATAGAGGTTATTCGTGGACTTTTTCCACCAAGATCATAAAAACTTTCACATGAATAGTGAATAACTAAATATTTAGCTTTATCTTTATCGATTTTTTTTAGAGTATCTAAACCTTTTAATCTATCAGTAATTTGACTCATTATAATCCTCCATTTTTATCTAATTATATCAACAAAAAAAGGGAAAGTCTATGGCACTTAGACCATACCAAGAAGAAGTTCATTCTACTGTCCAAAATGAGTGGCAGAATAACAAAAAGAAAGCATTATGAGTTTTGCGTATAGGAGGAATCTGAATGAAACTATATTGATATGAAAGTTCAAAAAATACTGGGTGTTGGACTGTTGGACAGAAGGCCTAAATCACTCAAATAAAAAATTCGAAGAGAAAAAAAGCTACTTAATGGCTGACGTTCCTGAGGAAGATGAAACAGTAAAACTAGTCACAATTGAGGCGATAAACGTTTTGAAATCCGTAATAATGACCGTAACTATCAAAAAGGCGATATCTTACGCTTAAACGAATATCAAGACGGACAGTATACAGGTGATGTTCATATTGCAGAAATAACATACATTACAGATTATGCCCAACAAGATGGCTATGTAGTGCTGGGGATTAAGTGAGGAGGACGGATAATCAAGTTTTAAGAGATTTAAACCAATTCCTAATAATGTCTATAATCAAACCCAGAGAAAAGTATGAAATAAAATGAATTAAAGATGAAATAAATATTCTTACAGAATAAGGTTGATTCATATAAAATTCATCTAACTTAGGGGATTTTATAAGCAGATTCGTGCCTATAAAATCAGTAATAGCAAATAGGAACCCCTTGTTGTCATAACCACTAACCCAAGTAGTTATAACGATAAGACTGAACAAGCTCAATAGAATTGTGAATAAATACTTTTTCATGTAGAATGCTCCTCAAATAATTTATTAAAACTAATTTTAGATGGAAATCAAAACCAGATTTAATCAGTTTATTGCATACATTATCCATAGAATAAACAGTATTAATAATATAACGAATAAAGCAGAACCTGTGGCAATAAAAAAGAAAGGCCAATCGACTGAATTTTTAAAGTCAGGCCATGTTTGAATTTTTCCATTTTTAATTACATCAATTTCCAAGTTATATAAATAACTCAATAAAATAAGTCCTAAAAGGATTGAATAATCTTTATGATTGAATACTATATAAAAATAGATTATTAACCACACAATGCTCGATAATATTCTTTTACGCAAGATAAATGTTAATTTTCTTTTCAATTGAACGACTCCTCGAAATTTTCGTTAATTTTCTTAGGAAGATACACATAAATAGTATATGACTACGGACTATGAAATTTTAGTTAAAAGCCAGCCGACCACTGACTGGCTAATGTGTTAGAAGACAACTGTTTTCCGCCAGTCGTCCTTTAGGTGTGCATTAGCACTTGTCCTAAGTAAAGTGCTAGAGTTCGTGTGACCGTATAGGTCAATAAAGCGTCTCTGGTGGAGACAGGAACTACTGGTAACTGTTTGCTCGCAATTACCATAGAAAAAGAGGAAATTATTCCAGAAATAAAATCCCCAAGAAAGTTAACATGATTATATCATGAGTAAATGTATTTGAAAATAATGTCACATAGTTCGTATTGTAAAAAGTTTATTTAGTAGAAAAATAAAAAAGCCGGATTCCTCCGACCGTTGGTAATATTCTCGACACGAATATTATACCATAAACGGGGGAATCAAGGGATGGTACTTTTTGACGTAAAGAAATATGAGACGCCAGATGCAAAAGATGTAGATATGGAGCAAACTAAACATAACGTAAGTGTGTTTCTGTCTGCCTATCTTGCTGCTAGATGTCGTGTTGGCCAGCCGAGGGAACCAAAAGTAACAGCTTCATTCTCTTTGGTTCCACCATCAACGGCCAATAACGTTTTCGAAGCCGAGCAAATGTTAATCCAGAAAGAAGAAGCCCAAGAAGAGTTTGATTACCTTCATAAGCTTTTTGTTAGAGGTTATTCTGCGATTCAGCATCCGCACAAACCAGATGTTACCGAGCGAAGAAAAAGAATCTTCTATGACCGTTATATCAACGGCAATCCGATCTATCTAGCAGCGCAACGGAATTGCATCAGCGAAGAATCAGTGAAACAAGAATCTAATATGATTATTGTTCAATTTGCTTCGGCACTGGAACTGGTTGCTTTTAAGTAGCCATTTATTACACTTTTTATACCTCTTTTATACACTTTATCTACACTTCATATACCTTTGAAACGGGTTATTATGATAGTGTCAAAAAAATAAGAAATGCGACACACTTACACAAATACATTAACGGAACGATTGCCTACTTATTTTTTTGATTTGAGATTACAAGGAAGTAAAAAAATTCTACTTTCTTCGTTTAGTCACTTGTGATCTCATTTAGATTCTCTCGCAAACCACCAATTATAAAACTAAAGAAGTGAGGTGAATTTCCTCTCTCTTTTTTCTGCAGGTTTGCGAGAGTTAATGGAGCATAGCTTAATCGGTAGAGCAGCGGTCTCCAAAACCGTTAGTATAGGTTCGAGTCCTATTGTTCCAGTAAGTGGCATAAGCTACTTAAATAATATAGATCGTCAATGAATGTTCGGACAAACAAATTGGCGCTACTACCTTTCACGAGGGCTGCATTTATATGCAGTCCTTTTTACATAATTTTATAAGGAGGTTGTTACATCTATGAGTAAAAAAGAACAGATTAAAAAGCAACAAGCACAGTTCTTAGAAATCATGAAGAAGGTTCGTGAAGAGAAAGATATAGATGCGCTTGCAGAATTGTTTATTGAAATCATTTCGGTATATGGTCTGAAGATGGATGAGACATCAGCATTACTTTATTACGTTCAAAAGAAAACACTTGAAGCAGATCACAATGCACAGTTCTTAAAAGAACGGTTGAAACTTGATGTTAAGTCGCTAGGTATTGAAGGTGTGCTGCAAGTACAACGTGCGTTGGTTAACACTTACCTTTCTAATATTGCCAACAATGATTGATGTATCATCCAAACAAGCACGAGCAAAGTTCTATGGCTCATCAGAGTGGAGAAGATTAAGACAGCAATGTTTAGAGCGTGATCATTACGAATGCCAGTGGTGCAAACAAGAAGGTAAGCTGACAACTCAATATGATTCAGTACTTGAAGTGGATCACATCAAGGAGTTGGAACATTATCCGCAGTATGCCTTAGATATAGACAACCTTAGAACATTATGCAAAGACTGTCACAACAAGAGACACGGAAGATTTAACTATAGAGAATCGAAAAGAAAAAGAAAGTGGGATGATGAATGGTGGTAGAAGCTGATATAACAACATTTATACGATATAATAAATAAGAGGATGAGTTAGGAGTAGTTACCTGATTTAAAGAATGCCTTTCCTCTTTATTTTATCGGAACAATTGGAGGTAATTAAAATGAATAAGGAATGTGAATGGTGTGGTGATAAGTTACTTAACACCAAGAGTCCCATACGTAAATTTTGTGATGATGTTTGTAGGGCCAGATATCGTAGAGCTAATGCTGACAAGACAGGTTCATACAAAGTTACATGTGTATGTTGCGGTAATAGTTTTAGAACATATCATGATACTAAAAAGTATTGTTCAGAGGAATGTCGGTTGACAGGTTCATCAGAGCACTTGACTAACAGAACTAAAGTTATTCACGAATTGAAGTGTAATGAATGCAGTAATACATTCGGTTCGACTAATAAAGAGCAACGCTTTTGTTCTTACAAATGTAAAACTAGAAACAGAAATAAACTTAATGAACTAGAAAGAAGAAAGTATTATGCTGAAGGTGATAAGGCGATAACTTTATCTAAACTAATAGATAAAGAAAATAATATTTGTTATATATGTTTAGGGGAATGTGACTTAAATGATTATATAGAAGATGATAACGGTACAATCATTTGTGGTAACAAATATCCAAGCGTTGAACATGTAATACCTTTAAGTAAGGGTGGCAAACATGAATGGGATAACGTCAAGTTAGCACATAGAGGATGTAATATAAAGAAGTCAAATAAAGTACAAAAGAATCTCGCTAGAGGTTTTTTTACGCCCCCGGTCAAAAAGTTTTAAATAGAAATTGTCAAACGGGATACCGGTGGATGGGGTCAACTGTCTAAAAATATACGTTAAATTTTTTTATAGGGGGGTGATTGCTATTGAAAATGGCAGATTTGAAAAAACAGTTGATGAGTCAAATTGACGAAAACGATCAACTAGAAGTTGAAAAAGTCGAGAGATACCTTGATTTAGTAAAGCTTTATAAAAAAATGAATTCGTCTATTTCTAAGTATGGAACGATTGTAGAGTTTGAAAACGGAGCGCAGAAATACTTAAAAATCAATCCAGCAATCGCCGAAAAAGTTAAAATTTCACGTGCATTGATTGCTTTAGGAAAAGACCTTAATTTAGATGAATCAACAAAAATAGTGACTAGCGTTGACGATGATAATTATAGCGAGAGTGACTTAGTATGATTAAGCAAAAACATGTCGATTACTATATACAACAATATAAAAAAGGTGAAATAAAACTTAATAAAGAAAGAATTGAACTAATAGAGTATCTAGAAAGAGATATACTTTCAAGAGATGATATATATTTTAATGACAAAATGATAGACGATTGCATCAATTATGGTGAAAAATGGTTTTTTGAATTACAGCCATTTCAAAAATTTTTGATTGCTTTCGTCTTTTTGTATTTTAAAAAGAATAACAGAAATTTTTATCGTAAATTTCTATGGATGTTTGGCCGTGGTGGCGGTAAAAATGGTCTTCTTTCTGTCGTTCTTAATTTTTTACAAACTGAATTACATGGAATTCTAGATTACAATATTTCGATTGTTGCGAATTCAGAAGATCAAGCAAAAACTTCTTTCGAAGAAATTTACAATACAATCAAGCGAAATAAAACACTTCAAAAAGCTTTCGAGTATGGGAAAACAGTTATAACCTCTAAAAAAACTGGTAGCTATATAAGATTTAGAACGTCGAATGGCGATACTAAAGATGGTTTAAGAGATGGAGCGGTGGCTTTCGACGAAATTCACCAATACCCTTCGAACAAAGATGTAAAAGTGCATATTTCTGGATTAGGAAAAAAGCCGAATCCTAGAGAATTTTATGTAGGAACAGATGGATATGTTCGAGAGGGATTTTTAGATTCTCTTAAAGAAAAAGCCAAAAGAGTGTTAAACGGTTCTAGTCGACCTAATGCTATTTTCCCTTTTATTTGCAAATTAGATTCAGAAGACCAAGTGACAGAATCAGAAAACTGGGAATTAGCAAATCCAATGTTTCATCAACCTTTATCAGAGTATGCCGAGAGCCTTTTAGAAACTATTTTTGAAGAATACGAAGACTTAGAGGACGATCCGTCAAATAGAGAAGAATTTATGACTAAGCGGATGAATTTACCAGTTACAGATTTAGAAAGATCAGTGGCTAGTTACGAAGAAATAATGGACACCAATCGTCCTTTACCAAGTTTAGAAGGTAGACAAGCAATTGGATGTTTGGACTTTGCCAGCTTGCGAGATTTTGCTGCATGTGGTCTTTTATTTAAAGATAGGGATGACTATGTTTTTAAAACACATTCATTTGTTAGAAAGCAATTTGCAGACATATATTATGGATATTCCAGGAAAGCATCAGAACAAACAAAAGAACGATTCGCACCGATAAAAGAATGGGAAAACAGAGGATTATTATCTGTAGTTGATGGAGCTACAATTGAACCACAAACAGTTGTCGATTGGTTTGTTGAACAACGATATAAATACGGAGTTACAAAAATTGTTGCCGATAATTTCAGAATGGATGTATTGAGACCATTACTAATAGCTGCGGGATTTGAAGTGGTTGTGATAAAAAATCCTAGAGCAGTCGATAGTTTACTTGCACCGAGAATAGAAACGGCGTTTGCTAATAGACACATCATTTTTGGAGAAAATCCGTTAATGCGGTGGTACACGAATAATGTATTAGTAAAGACCAACAATGATGGAAATAAGACGTACTTAAAAAAAGAAGAAGTCAGAAGGAAAACAGATGGATTTAAAGCATTTGTATGCGGTATGTATTTAGCAGATGAACTCACAGATTATAATTTTGAAGATGCATTCGATATATTAGAAGAATTAGACTTTTAAGAGGTGATAGTTATGTATAAACCACAATATCTAAATATTGTTAGGACAACGAAATCAGCTTATGGAAACAATATTGCTTATTTCAAAAAGACATTCGTTACTCATAACGGCTATAAATGGGATGTGTCAGCAAAAAAAGAAAATAAATCGGGCCGTCATTTTTTAGGAAAAATAAAATAAATAGTACTAGATGTCGACGGAAAGGGGGTGAATGAGTGAGTTTATTTGACTTATTAAAAGGTACGTCAGCTAAAAACAAAGCTATTCAAGAAATGTTGGATTTTGAGTTTATAAACGACGTATCTAGTAGAGCATACTTAAAGCGCTGGGCTTTAGATTCTGTTTTAAATTTTGTCGCTAGGACTATGTCAACAACGCAAGTACAAATAAGAGGTGCCACCAAAGAAGAATGGGACTATCTACTAAACGTACGACCCAACAAAGACATGTCAGCGAATGATTTTTGGCAAAAGTTCTTTTATACACTTTTAAAAAATAACGAAGTGTTAGTAGTTGTTTCCGATGATAATCAGTTATTGATTGCAGATGATTTTTATAGAAATGAATATGCACTCTACGAAGATACGTTTTCGGAAGTAACTATAAAAAACTACACCTATCAGAGAAACTTTAAAATGTCTGAGGTTATTTACCTTCAATATAACAATGAAAAATTAGATAAGTTCACCGATGGTCTATTCAATGATTATGGTGAGCTTTTCGGTCGTATCTTAGAAGTTTCTATGCGAAATAATCAAATTCGAGCAGGTGTTTCCATTGATCAAACAGGTAGTTATGGAGATAAAAAGGACGGAAACGGAAGAACCGATCAAGAAAAAATACAGGCATTCGTTAATAAGATATACAAATCTTTTAGAAATAACTCGGTAGCAATAGTTCCACAACTGAAAGGTTTTAAATACGAAGAGTACACAAATAAAACGGGCTCGTCTAATCAATCTTTGGAAGAATTGGACCAAATGAAAAAGTCATTAATCAATGATGTTTGTCGTGCCATTGGTGTTCCTTCTGCATTAGTACATGGAGAAATGGCCGATCTAGAATTTAATCTAAAAGCCTATCAAAAACTTTGTATTTCTCAATTGAAGGACAAACTACAATCAGAACTTAATAATAAAGTTTTGGAAAAATATGAGTACCAACAAGGTGTACGAGTGATAATCATGAATGTTCTTAAACGTGATCCGTATGAACAAGCTGTACAAATTGATAAATTAATTGCTTCTGGAGTATTCACGCCTAACCAAGTGTTAATTGATTTTGAGTATGAAGAATCAGAGGAAGCATTTATGAATGAGCATCATATTACTAAAAACTATGAAAAATTGAAAGGGGGTGAAGATAAAGATGACAGTGAAAATCAAAGTTAACGGACCAATCATTTCTAATGACGATAAATGGTTCTATGAATTGTTTGACATGGAATCAACATCCCCAAACGATGTTTTAGATTTGTTACCTGCAAACAATGAAGATGTTGAAGTGACTATCAACTCTAATGGTGGGCTAGTGGACATGGGGAATGAAATTTATACAGCTTTGCGTTCCTATGAGGGGCATGTGAAAGTGAACATTGTGATGGCTGGAAGTGCTGCAAGTATAATTGCCATGGCTGGTAACACAGTTGCCATTAGCCCAGTTGGTCAAATTATGATTCATAATGTCGCAATGGGAGCTGGCGGCGATTATCACACAATGGACAAAGCAAGCGAGATTTTACAGAAAGCTAATAAATCTTTAGCTAATGCGTATGTTTCAAAAACGGGTAAGGCCAAAGAAGAAATTTTAGCGTTGATGGATAAACAAACATGGTTAACCGCAGAAGAGGCTGTTGAAAGTGGTTTTGCGGATGAAATCATGTTCGAAAATACCGAACGCCCATTATTAGTTGCTGATGGTGGAAGTGGTCTTATTTCAAAAGACATTATCAATGAAGTGAAAAAACTAAAAAATCAGCAGAACGAACCAGTAGTAATGGTCAATAAAAAAGAATTAAAAGAAATGATTGCTGAAGCAATCGTAGAAGTGAAGCAAAACGAAATTACAATTGAACAAACTATCGAACCCAAAGAACCCACGAACGAATCGCTGTTTGCTAGGTTCTTATTTTAATACACATTTTTAGGAGGAATTTAAATATGACAATCAATTTAAAAGGAATGGTCAATTATCAAGAAAAGCGTAAAGCTTTTATTGAATCTGTAAAAAATGGCGATCCACAGGAAAAACAAAATGAATTATACGAAGCATCTATGAATGCTTTAGCAGAAGACATGGTAGCAGAAGCAAAAAAAGAAGCTCGTATGGAAGCAGAAGAATTTATCAATGCTTCAAAAATGGATAAAGATATTACACCTCAAGAAGTGAAATTCTTTAATGCAGTCACTGAAACAGGCTGGAAAGATGAAGAACTACTTCCTGAAACAACAGTGGATGAAATTTTTAATGATTTAACAAGAGAACGTCCATTATTAAAAGAATTAGGATTAAAATATACAGGATTACGATTGAAAATCTTAAAATCTGATCCAAAAGGTGCCATTGTTTGGGGTAAAATTTTCGGCGAAATTAAAGGTCAGTTAGATGCAACCTTCAGCGAAGACGATGCAAAACAAAGCAAAGCAACAGCATTTGTTGTATTACCAAACGATCTATTAGAATATGGTCCTGTTTGGATTAAACGTTATGTAACTACTCAAATTAAAGAGGCATTTGCTGTTGGCTTCGAAGATGCTTTCCTAAATGGCGATGGAAACGATAAGCCTATTGGTTTAACTCGTGACTTAGCAAAGGGAGCTACTTCAAACGGTGTGACTACTTATCCAGAGAAAGAAGCAGCAGGAACTTTAACTTTTGCCGATGAAAAAACAGCGATTAAAGAATTAAAAGAAATGCGTAAATACCATTCTGTTAAAGAAAATGGCAAACGTATTTCTGTCGCTGGTAAAGTAGTTATTGTTGCGAGCCCAGATGAAGCTTTGGATATTGAAACAGAGTTTACTTCTCGTAATGCAATGGGGGACTGGGTTACGAAATTACCGTTTGGATTGCGGATTGTGGAATCTGATTTCCAAAAATCTGGAAAAGTTACCACTTTTGTTAGTGGTCGTTACGATGCATTTGCTGCAGGAGCATTAGTGATTAAAGAATATGATCAAACATTAGCTTTAGAAGATTGTCGTTTATTCACTGCAAAACAATTTGCGTTTGGCAAAGCACAAGACAACAAGGTTGCAGCTGTATGGACATTATCAATTAATGGAGATCCAGAGACGGGGAAGTAGCAATCCCCGTGATTGAAAAAGTCACGCCAACAACAGACGGGGCTGTTGTAAATCTGAAATAACAGGGGAGGGATTCAATGACTAATGAACAAGCATTAGAGTTAGCCAATCTGAACCTAGAAAAATTTAAGAAGCGGATGAAAATTTTTGGAACGTCGGAAGATGAATCGTTAACGGAAATTTTAGCCGCTTCTTTTTTGCGCCTTGATTCTTTGATCAATCCAGTTAAACCAGAAAGTGATTTAACCTTCATAGAACTTGTATTCGAGCGCAGCCGATATGCCTATAACGATTCATTAGAGTTTTTCGAAACAAATTTTCAGCCAGATATATTAGCGCAGTCTTTAAAATATGCGGAGGTGTTCAACGATGATACACCCTAATTATAAAAAGCCTAAAATTAATAGTGGTAGTTTGAAAACACGTGTAGAATTTTGGGGATTTGTTCCAAATGATGGACCAGAGCCAGGAGAAGAAAAAAACGAAAAGCTATATGAATGCTTTTCTTTAGCTTACAATCCATCAATGAAAGACATGGAAATATTGAACGCAAAAGGAACTAAAGAGGGGCTGACAATTAAAATCCGTGATCCACACCAAGACTATATCCCTAGCAACAAACATAAAGTTGTTATTGACGACTATAGAGCTTTACCAGTGGGCAAAGAATGGGAAATCGTAGATGTTTCACCAGATTTTGAAGATAATCGTTTTATCAAGATTGTTCTAGGGATAACGTCATGAGCGAAGTGACAGGGTTAGAAGAAATTCTCAAAAATATGGAAGATAAACTAGGTCAAGCACGAGTAAATAGAATTTCAAACAAAGCTTTAAAAAAACAAGGCGAAAGAAACAAGCAGACTGTAAAAAAATACATGGCTAGTTATATAGATTCAGGAAAAACGCATGACTTAGTTATAAGTAGTGGTGTGAAAAGTAATCCAAAACGAGTTGAGACTGGCTGGGCTTCAAAGGAACGTGCGCCTATCGTCCATTTAAATGAGTTTGGCTATACGCGCTATGGTACTTATGTACGACCTCGTGGAATGGGAAAACTACAAGCTGCAGCTGATGAAATTCAAGCGAAAGCATTTGGAGAAATGAAATCGGATATGGAGGAATTAGCAAAATGAAAGATATGATGATGGAGGTTTACGATGCGCTGATTAAAAATGAAACAATCAAAGAGTTAGTAACACCTCAAAGAATCAAATTTTATGAAGTGCCTGAAAATTTAGATATGACAAAGCCTTTTATTGTTATTGATAATTTTCTTGGTCCACAAACCAATGCTTATTTTGCTAATAATAAAGCTTTATCCATTCGATTTAATTATCAAATTAATGTTGAAAGTATGGATAGAATGACAACCAAGCGAATTTCTAAAGCAGCGGAAGAAACAATGAAACAAATTGGTTTTGGTCGCTTAGATGGTGGCTTAGATCAGTACTTTAACGAAACAAAACGTTTTGTAGATGCAAGACGTTACAGAAAAAATACACAAATTCACGACACCGACTATTAAGTTGGTGTCTATTTTTTAGGAGGAAAAAATTTATGCAAACATACGGATTTAGCAGAATCACTATTCAACAATTGGACAATGAATTAAAGCCAGTCGCTGGTAAGAAACATGTCATTGATGGCAAGCCAAAAGAAGGGGCCGCAGCAAGCTTTGAAATTACAGGACTAACCAAAGAACCGTCAAAAGTTTTCGGTTCAAACATTGCATATTACGTGGCACGTAAAGGGCACGGAGATATTGCAGCAAACTTAGGTATCTTAGATGTACCATCAGCCATTGAACATGAAATGTTAGGGCATAAAAAAGCTAGCGAGGAAAGCAAAGTTTATCGTATTGGCGAGGATACAGAGCCACCTTACTACGCAGTATTAATCGAATCAGAAGATTTATATGGTGAAAAACTTGGCTTCGGCATGTATGCAGGCACATTCTCATTAGATGGTGTCAAAGGCGAAACATTAAATGATGACGACTTTACGCCAGAGCCTGGCGAATATGTTTATTCTGCTGTTTCTCGTCAAATTAACGGTAAAAAAGTTACTGTCGGTTTTGCAGATAATTCAGAAGCTCTAGCAGAATTGACAACAGAATTATTTGGTGAAGAAACACCAGCGCCGGAAAAGTAGCAAGCCCCACAGTGGGAGCTGTTACTCCCACCACAGATGGGGCCAATATTGAATTAAGTTAGGAGGACAAGAAATGTCGTTTATTCCACCAGAAAAATTTAGACTTTATAAAAAAGGTGAAACTAGTCCTGTTGCAGAAGGTATTTCGCCTTTAGCTATTACAGGAATTACCGCAAACACAGATGTTTTAGCTGGTGACTTTACTGTCACAGGTGTTGCCACCGTTGACGGTGAAGAAAAAGAATCTGATCATGTTGATGTACCAGCATTTAAAACATTACCTATTGCAGTAACAGGAATTACCTTGGATAAGACTGAATTAGCTTTAAAAGTTGGTGAAACAGCAACGTTAACACCTACAATCATGCCAGAAAACGCAACAAACAAAGCGTATAGATTCAGTTCTGAAGATGCAGCGATTGGAACGGTAACGCCAGTGCAAGGAAAAGTAACAGGTGTTTCGGAAGGTATTACAAAACTTGTTGGCACAACTGAAGACGGTAATTTTACAGCAGAATGTACTTTGACTGTATCAGCAGCAGAATAAAAATTTATTGATTAAGGACGGCTTTAGTTAGTCGTCCTTTTTTTGGAGGTTAAAAAATGGAACGTAAAATTGAACTAACTTTACGCATTGATGGCGAAGAAAAAACTTTTACACAGGACTTTGTGCCGTTTTCTAAGCGTACAGACTATATAAAAAAAGAAAATTCACTTAGAGAAGAAAAAACAAGCGAAGGATTAGAACCAACAGCTGACGAGTATTTAGAAATGCAAATTCAATTCGTCGCCGATTTATTCGATGAAAAGGAACTTACTAAAGAAGCAATTCTTAACGGTATGGATGCTTTAGACATTGATAAAATATGGGAAATTATCAGCTATCGAGTTCTTGGTCTATCTAAGACAGATGTGGAAGAGTCAAAAAAGGAAAAGGCGGAGGAAATCTAAGTTGGTCTGAATTTTATGACCTGCAGGTTGGTTTTGTCCGTGATTCAGTTACAGAACTTGGGTGGACGATTCGTGATTTCATGAATACTGATTGCTTGGATATTGATGAAATTTTATTGAAGGCACCAAAGAACAAGAAAAATAAAAAGAAAAAACAAGAGGTGCGACCATTAAGTGAATTAGTCAAGCGTGGTGGTGCATAAAGGGAAGGAGGTAACTAAATGAGTGGTGGAACACCGTTAGGGAACATGGTCATAAAGCTAGGCTTGGATAGTTCTGATTTCGGTCGTGGTGCAGCAAATGCTAAAAAAGAAGTTCGCTATTTAGCGAAAGAAATGCAAGCTAATGCAAAAATCGCTGATATGGCGGGCAATCAAATGGGCAAGCTTGGCACTCGTTTTGATGGCTTAACTAAAATCATTGGAGCGCAGGAGAAACAAGTTGCTGCGCTGAAAAAGGCTTATGACGAATCTTTTGTAGATGGAAAAGCGACAGAATCAACTAAAAGGCTAGCAACTCAATTGCAAGATGCCAATGGAAAACTAGCAAATTATCGATCTCAATTAATTCAAACAGCTGGTCAGATGGCAGAAATGCAAGTCAAAACCACTGGTGCCACTGGCGCCATTTATAATGCCAGCGAAAAAATGATTTCTAGTGGGCAAAAAATGGAAAAAGTGGGCGGAGCTTTAACAAAAGGTATAACTTTGCCAATTCTTGCTGGGGCTGCAGCAGTAACAACGGCCGCTGTGAAATGGGAATCTGATTTTGCAGGTGTGAAAAAGACCAATGATGAAGTTGTGGATTCGACAGGTAAGGTTGTTTACTCATACAAAGATTTAGAAAATGGTCTTCGTGGACTAGCCAAAGAATTACCTTCAAGTCACACGGAAATTGCAAACGTTGCAGAAGCAGCAGGGCAGTTAGGGATCAAAACTAAAAATGTAGTTGGCTTCACCAAGACAATGATTGATTTAGGCGAGTCAACGAACATGAGTGCAGAAGAAGCAGCAACTGCTTTAGCTCGATTAGCCAACATCACAGGAATGCCACAAACGGAATTTGACAAGTTAGGTTCTGTGATTGTTGATTTAGGGAATAACTTTGCGACAACCGAGTCAGAAATAACCGCAATGGGATTACGTCTTGCTGGTGCTGGTCACCAAGTGGGAATGAGTGAAGCTCAAATCATGGGATTTGCGGCTGCATTGAGTTCGGTTGGTATTGAAGCAGAAGCAGGCGGTTCTGCATTTTCTAAAGTGATGGTTGAAATGCAATTGGCTGTAGAAAATGGAGCCAATGCATTTGCAGGGTTAGAGAGTTTAAGCCAACAAACTGGTGTATCTATGGAACAGGTTTCTAGCGCTGTTAGAAATGGCGGTAAAGAGTTAAAAAACACTGCTGGTGCAATGGGGTTAACTAGCAAAGAATTAAAAACAATGCATAAAGAAGCCACCGATGCATCAGGAAAATTAAATGATTTTGCAGAAGTAGCTGGAATGTCTGCTGAACAATTTTCTAAAGCTTTCAAAGAGGATGCTTCAGGTGCCATTATCAAATTTATTGAAGGGCTAGGAAAAACGAAAGAACACGGACAATCTGCAATTGCTGTTTTAGATGATATGGGGATTACCGAAGTTCGTCTTCGTGACAGTTTGCTACGTGCAGCTGGTGCCAGTGATGTATTTAAAAGTGCTGTAGATCGTGGAACTAAAGCATGGGGAGAAAACACCGCTTTAACAGAAGAAGCTAACAAGCGATACGAAACTACCGAATCTCAATTAAAGATGCTTAAAAATGAAGCAGTGGACGCAGGAATCACGTTTGGTGGTCCTTTAGTAAAAGCATTGAGAGATGCGTTGCAAGCGACTAAACCAATGATCAAAACCGTAACGAATTTAGCGGAATCTTTCTCAAATGCTGATCCTAAAACACAGCAAACAATTGTTAAAATGATTGCATTAACTGCTGCAATGGGGCCTGCTATTAAGTTAACAGGTACTTTAACGAAGGGTGTAGGATTTTTAGGCAAGGGCTTTGTTGAGACAATGGCCGCTATGTCTAAAAAAAGAGCGATTGAAGATGTTACAAAAGCTTTTGCAGAGGGTAGTTCTGTTTCTGTTGGATTCGGAAAAGGCATTGCTTCTTCTGGTTCGGCATTAGGAGGATTGACTGCTAAAATCGGAGGAACCACAACACAAATTGGTTCATTGACTAAAGGGTTTAGTTTATTGAATCCTTGGGTGTTAGGTGCAACTGCAGCGATTGGAGCAGGTGTAGCAGTGTGGAAACTCTGGGGAGAAGAAGCTTGGAATAGTTCCCAACGAACACAACGATGGGGAACTGATGTAGGAAAAGCCACTGACGATGCTTTAACTAAGTTTCAAGGTTATAGCAGAGGTGCTAGTGGAGAATTTTCTTTATTAGAACAAGGGATTTCAAATGATACAGGATCAATTGTAAATAACTTTTCTAAAATGGGGCAATCAATTGAAACAACAATGACTAAAAAGATTGAGACACTGAAAGGGATAGTTAAAACTTTACCTGATGATGTCAAAGAAGCTGCTAACGAACTTACAGAGAATGAAGTTTCGAACCAAGAAAAATATCTTGCGATTGTAAAAGAAAATAATGCTAAAATTACTCAAATCAAACAGACTGCTTCAAATAACAACCGCCAGATTAGTTACGAAGAAACCGTTCGTATAAAAGCATATGCGAAAGAAAGTGCTGAAGCTTATGTAAATTCTTTAGGAAAAAGCGAAAAAGAATCTAAACAAATTCTGGATGCAATGACTGGTAATGTTAGCGATGCTTCAAAAGCGCAAGCTAGAGACTGGTTACAGTCATTAGGAAAACAAAGGCAACAGTCTTCTCTCGAATATCAAAAGATGCAAGAGGATATGAAAGCCAAATTGGTAGATTCAGGCTATGATTTAAATAGTAAATATGCTAAGGAAATGCTTAAATTGCTTAAAGAAAGCAGTGATTCAGCGAATCAAATTACCGATGATCAAATGGCGAATATTTTAGGAAAATATCCAGAGCTGACAAATGAAGTGTTACTTTCTAATGGTCAATTAATTAATACCATGGGAAATGCTGCTGAAGCAGCGGTAGCTCAAAATAAAGTTATAGCTTCTTCATTTACAGATATGACAAATACTTCTGCCAAAGCAGCAGAAGACAACGCAAAAAAAGTTGAACTTATGTCAGAAAAAGGCGGCGAGTATGCTGATTTTTGGAATGATTTAGTTTTAGAAGACAAAGACGGACATGTGAAATCTAATGCCCAAGAAGCAATCACAGAAGCTGCAAAATCTGAACAAGGATGGAATAAACTACTATTTGCATCAAAAAATGCAGATTTAAAGAGCAATGCTAAGTTGATGATTGCAGAAGCTGCCATCGCTAATGGACGTTGGGAGAAAATGACGTTTACCGAACAACAAGCTTTGTTAGATAGTAACGTTACAAAAACAATGACACAAGCATTGCAAGCAAAAGGCAGCTGGGGTAAATTGAATTTCGAAGAGAAAAAAGCTGTTCTTTATTCAAATACGCCAGAGGTAATGGCTGAAACAATGCTTAATTTGGGATTGTGGAAAGACTATCAGCCGCAGGTTAAAGAATTAAAGGCTAAAAACCAATCTTTTCTTGATGTGTTGAGCCAATCCCAAGATAAAATCGTTCATTGGTCACAAGTCCCAGTAGATATAAAAGAAATTCTTGGTGATAATTACGATTTACTTTCAAAAATATACGGATCAGAGCAATCGTATAATCGTTGGAAAAATTTACCAGATGATGAGAAAAAACTTCTAGCTAATAATTCTGATGTGCTACAAAAGATTATGACTTCCGATACTAGTTTAAAACAATGGAATGCCTTGCCAGCTGATCAGAAAAAAATGCTTGGAGATAATACCGACTTATTAACAAAAGTTATGGCGTCGGAAGAAAGCTTTAATGCGTGGAAGTTATTACCTGATCCAGTAAAAAAAATGCTTGGTAATAATGAAGATTTAAAAGCAAAAATAGCTGATGGAACATTAAGCGTGCAAACTTATGACCAAATAAAGCCACAATTAAAAAAATTACTCGGAGATGCTTCCAATGTATCAAATCAATCACAGGTAGGTATTCAAAACTTAAATGCATTTAACGCGAACAATCCAGCACAGAAAATACTACGTGGAGATTCTTCAAATGCGCAAGCTGCAGCTCGACAAGGTGGCAATGCATTGAACACCTACAATGCCAACAATCCAGGAACGAAAAACCTGCGAGGAAATGCAGGTGGAGTTGTCGGTGCAGCTTCAAGTGGTAATAGTAGCTTAAATATTTTCGCAGCAAACAATCCAGTAGAAAAACTATTGAGGGCTAATGATCAAGCGAGTGGCCCAGCATCTCAAGCGAAAAATGCAGTAAGTGACTTTAATTCTGGCCCTTCGGTAATTACCAAAACTTTAAACGTAGTAGCTAATTTAGGTGCTGGGGTAGCAAAAATTTTAGGACTAGAAACAGGAACCAATAATCATATTGGTGGTCCGGCAATCGTCAACGACCAAAAAGGACGTACTTATAAAGAGTTGGTAATTCCTAAAGGTGGCGTGCCTTTCATCCCAGAAGGTAGAAATGTATTCTTTCCAGATTTACCAAAAGGATCAAAAGTAATCAAAGCTTCAGAAACAAAGAAATTAATTCCTCATTATGAAAACGGCGTGGGTGTTCCGAGAAACTCTTCAGTTGTTAAAAATCTAATTGCTGTTCAAGATTCACATGAATCGAATGATTTTAGCGAACTTGCTTCTCTTATGCGTGAAATGGTTTCTTACTTAAAAGACGGCAATATTAAAAATATGGAAGTGACACAATATATCACAGGTGCAGACACAAAAACACCGAGAGAAACGGCGATGGAAACAAAACGCCAATTGCGTGATTTAGCGAGGGGGTTTAAATAGTGAAACTAGAATTAGTTTATACGAACCAAAATGGGGAGCAACTCGTTTTTAATGAGGAAGCTCCTTATTTTTTGCAAAACGTCGAGGGATTAGAAGCACCAGAAAATGTTGTTTTAGCAGAAGAAGTGTTTGGAGAAGATGGCGCAAAAGTTGTCGGCATCCGCTTAAGCACTCGGAAACCGTTGTTAGAAGGCACTTTAATTGGAAAAACAGAAGAAGAAATTTATCAGCTGCGCCGAGATATGATTCAAAAAATCGATCTAAAACAAACAGGTAAGCTAACTCTTAAAGTCTATGACAAGGAGTATGAAACCGACGTATTACCAATCCAAGCGCCTAGTTTCAAATTATACGAGGATAATCCTTATAAGGTTGATGAATGGAACTTATTCTCTTTACAGTTTGAAGCATTCGATTCTTATTTCCGGGATGTATCGTTTTATAACTCACTGGTTCCTTTGGCAACATTAAAGCCAACGCTTATTTTTCCAATGGTTTTTGTTCAAGGTGAGAAGCATACGTTTGGCCGCTTTGAATCAGGGAATATTGAAAAGATTGTAAACAATGGAGATGTGCAGGTTGGAGCAGTTTTTCATATGAAATGTGTAACAACCGTGACTGATCCGCAGATTTACGATGTGACAAAACAAACCTTCTTTGGATTTAAAGGAACCTTTGAACCTGGAACAAGATTCGAACTTTCAACGGTACGTGGAAAGTTGTATGCGAAAAAAATTGTTAATGGTGTAGAAACTAATGCTGTTCCAGAACGTATGGAGGGCAGTAGTTTCTTTCGATTATCTAAAGGAGATAACTATTTACAACTAAAAGCGGCCAACAATTCTCAAAATGGAATTACATGTGAAATGCAATTTACACCATTGGTTAGCGGGGTGTAGCTATGGATTTTATGCCATTGCCTTTTGTAGAGGTGTTCCGAAGAAAATCTGGCTTTGATTATGAGTCAACGGCAGTTCTGGACATATGGAAATCAATGAGTGTCAAAGAAAATTTCAAGTCAGCCAATACTTTTGAAACGGTTGTTCTTTTAAAGTACATGCCAAAAGAATTAATGGACGAAGATACAGTGCTATTAATTAATAATTGCTTTTACTACATTGATTCTATTATCTGCGATGATTTGAGCAGTGGATTAATTACAATTTCTGGGAAGTCTCTTTTTGCAAAAGCTGGTAAGAGAATTGTTTATAGAATTTACAATCAAACAAAAAGACCAGAGCTGATTTGCTACGATCATTTACGGAACGAAGTGGTCTCTCCGTCAGATGCAAAAAGAAAAATAAGTTACTTATCTGTTGAACAACCGCCAGCAATCACTAGTTCAAACATTAGTTATCAAAATAGTTATGGGAATGTTGAAGAAGAGATAGAGGGACTGTGTGAAAGTTACAATTTTGGTTTTGACGAAATTCCTATCTCGAATGGGCGTATTGGTTCAACATCAAACGGCCAAGTTGGAACAAATATTCGTTTTAGAAAAAGTGAAGATGTTTCTAGTGTAGTTCAATTTAGTGCAGAGTTTGAAAATGTCACTAATGAATCATTAGAAAAGAACAACTATGATGAAGCGACTACAGCCCTTATTTATGGAGAAGGCGAAGGAAAAGCTCGGAAGCATACTCAAGTAAATAACAATTTGAGTGGCCTCGAACGAAAAGAAATATATGTCGATGCTCGTGACTTACAACAGACTGTTGATGATGTAAAAATGCCAGATGCACAATATATTGCCACATTGCAATCAAGAGGAAAAGAAAAATTAACTGAACAACCAAGAGTTTTGGCATTGAATGGGACTATCAATTTAAATGATAGTCTTTTTGTTTATGGTCGAGATTATAAATTGGGGGATCGAGTAAAACGTATTTCTTCTTTTGGCTATTCAGATACAGTGGTTCTAAATTCTGTAACGCAAACATGGGATGAGAAGGGATACCATATTGATGGTGAATTCGGTAACCAAAGTAAAACAATTATTGATGTAATCAAGAGAAAAGGAAAGTAGGTGGTTATTTTTGGCGGAATTAAGTTTATTTTATGATGCCGTTTTGCAAGATGATGGCACATACGATCGTGCTTATACATCGGCAGACTGGGCAAAATACTTTGAAAATATTTTTCGCAATGGCGTAATGATGTCAGTCGGTGAAGCATTAAGAGTGACTGCAGCTGATTCTGTTGGAATGAGAATTGTTGTAAAAGCAGGTTCAGCAAGCTTAAAAGGTTATCAATATATAAATACGTCTGCTTTTGCAGTACCTATTGACGTTGCTTCTTCAACACAAGATCGAACAGATTCAATTGTTGTTCGTCATGATTTGAATGCTAGACAAGCTTATGTAGCAGTCAAAAAAGGCAATGTGACAGTCGAACGCACGCCAGATGTATTTGAAATTCAGCTGGCCACTGTCAGAGTACCGAGAAACAGCACAGCTATTACAGCAGATTTAATTACAGATAAGCGACCAGATGCAAAAGTTTGTGGCTATTCAACACCGTTTGAGAATGTTTCAGTATCTGGAATGGAAAAGCAATACGAAGAAATGTTAAAACAAGTATTTAATCAATTTAAAATTTTAGCAGATGAAAAGAATAGAAAAATGGAACAGTCTTTAAATGATATGTCTGTTCTATTTAATGATTGGTTTAAGAATCTGAAAAACTTATTAGATGAGAACCAAGCAGCAAATTTACAAAACCAAATTAATGAATTAACAGCTAATATCGAGTTAGGAACGATTAACCATGAATTAAAAGGATTTCCTAGAGTTAGAGCTTTAACTTGGGATTATGGAGCAGGAGTTGCTCCAGTAGGCCAAGAACCAACAGGGGCAGGTGGAGGACCTCCAATTACAATTCCTGTAAATGTAGAGTATTTAAGTAGGAAATCTCTAAAAGTGAAGGTATCTATTGATTATGGATTAATCACCCCAAAATACCAAAGAATCGATGAATATCATCATAGATTTATTTCTGGTGTAAAAACAATAGAAATCATTTTAGGAGGGTTTTAATTGAGCAAGATAAAGAAGATTAATGAAGGCGATCCATTATGGCATGAACCTATCAATGAAAATTTTGAAGTTGTTGAACAGTTAATGCAAAATCAAAAAAGATATATCTATAAAAAATCAGGCCTAGATGAAGCGGAGGCGGCGTATAAAAGTGCTTTTGGAGAAGAAACGAATATTCTTCTTATTCGTGAAGGAAGTAAGGTCGATGCCTATTTACGGGTAAACGTGACGGATGCAGCAAAACTAAAGACAGCCATGGCTCTACTATTTAAAATTCCTGAAGGGTTTATGATTGATCAAGAAATGAGAGCAGGATATTGGAATACCGCATTAACAACTGTACAGTATACGTATCCTCAAGGTAATTATGGAGCGTTATACGAGGAGGGCGCGAAGGGAATTAGATTTTGTAGCGACAGAAAAGGGAATCATTATGTTTGTGGTAGTTGGTACACTGCAGATGCTTTCCCAGAAACATAAATGATAATGGAATAAATGAAAGATAAACCGTTTAGCGAAAGCTAAGCGGTTTTATTGTAAGTAGAAAGTAGGTGCAGGATGAACTTAACACTAGAACAATGGTTAGCGCTAATTACATTTTTAGGCGGAATTATCTTCGCATTAATGAAATTTTATCATGTCTTCTCTCAATTAGAGGATAGCATGAAAGAACTAAAACAAGCTGTTGACCGATTAAATAACCATGAAGTGCGCATTAGTCGATTGGAAGAACAAAATAAAACTCTCTTTCGGGGAATTGGAGGAAACAAAAAATGATAGATTGGAAATCAAGAATAAAAAATAAACAATTCTGGTTGTCCCTAATTCCTGCAGTTTTGCTACTTATTCAAGTAGTCGCAGTACCTTTTGGGTATAAATTTCAAATTGATGTGATTAATCAGCAGCTGTTAGATGTCGTCAATGCAGTGTTTGTTGTATTAACTATTTTAGGAATTGTGACAGACCATACAACGCCTGGATTATCAGATAGAAAAGGAGACAAATAGATGAAAAAGAAAATTTTAGCAGGAGCGCTTGTCGCTCTGTTTTTTATGCCTACAGCTGTACTTGCCGCTAAAGGAGATCAAGGTGTGGATTGGGCGATTTACCAAGGCGAACAAGGTCGTTTTGGCTATGCACATGATAAATTTACTATTGCTCAAATTGGCGGCTACAACGCTAGTGGTATTTATGAACAATACACATACAAAACGCAAGTAGCAAGTGCCGTCGCTCAAGGTAAACGCGCACATACCTATATCTGGTACGATACTTTTGGTAGCATGGATATTGCAAAAACAACAATGGATTACTTCTTGCCACGTATTCAAACGCCTAAAAATTCCATTGTTGCATTAGATTTTGAACATGGAGCTAGTCCTGATGTAAACGCAAATACAGAAACGATTTTGTATGGTATGCGCCGCATCAAACAAGCAGGATATACACCAATGTATTATAGTTACAAGCCTTTTACGTTACAATATGTGGACTATCAGCGAATTATTAAAGAGTTCCCTAATTCTTTATGGATTGCTGCCTATCCTAGCTATGAAGTAACGCCAGAACCACTATATGCTTATTTCCCAAGTATGGATGGCGTTGGAATTTGGCAATTTACATCCACTTATATTGTTGGTGGGTTAGATGGGAACGTGGACTTAACAGGTATTACTGATAACGGATATACTGCAACTGACAAACCAGAAACCGAAACTCCAGCAA